CTACCCGGACGCCAGAACCCCGTGCGAAGGCAAATGTCTTGCCATTGTCAAATGTGTATGGTGCGGCTTTGGCCATTCCAACATCGAGTATGCGAATGCCGAACGCAGTGACCGTTGCAATCGCCATTGCCTGATATATTGCGCTGAGGTTTTCCACATGGTCACGCGGTGGGATTGTTTCGCCGGTCAGCGCAAACCGTTCTGCCATTTCCAGCATTGCCCGCGCAATTTCGCGCCGGATCCGCAACTCGAATGGGCGTTCAATCCGCTGCATGAGCAAGACTTGCCTGCGCTGTTCCCTGCGCGGGTTTTGGTCAAGTAGCCTTCGGGCCATACATAATTGCTTTCATGGCTGCGGGGTCAATCTGCAATGGCGGCGCAATAGGCTCGGACGCCATGGATAGCGGGATGCCCGACGACTGCACCAGCAACACATCACCCCCGTCAATAGGCTCATAGCCCTTCATGGCGCGGCGCTCATTGATTGTCAGGTCGGTGGCTTTGTCGGCCATATCCCACATCACTTTTCGCTTTTCAGCAATCGCCGGGATCTGGTCATAGTCTGGCCGCAACTCAACACCTTGAGGTTTTGCAAGCCACGCGTTCCAATCCGCCGCGATCAATTCGACCAAAGGGATAACGGTATCTTCCCAGAACGCTAGGCGGGCCTCTGCATAGTTGGCGTATGTGTTATCGCCCGGGATTCCGATCAATTGCGGGGGAACGCCAAGCGCCAGCGCCACGTCGCGCGCGCTGCTGTATTTAGTTTCAATGATCTGCATGTCAATCGGTGACATACCCATCTGTTCCCATTTCAGACCACCCTCCAACAGCATCGGGCGGCCAGCGTTGCGCGATCCGGTGTACTGATCGTCAATCTGCGCCTTCAGCCTGTGGAATTGATCGTCGGACAGGTCTTTATCGTCTTTTGTTGTCAAAGCCCCGGACGGCCGCGCGCTGTTTTGCAACAGCGCCTGCATCCATCTCATTGCCTCGTTGTTTTGATCGACAGCATATGCGCCCGCCTCAATAGCGCTTTGACCATACCAGTCGTTTAGCGGATTGAATGACTTCATATGCCGAATATCGCCATCCATGCTTGTAGGGTCTATGTCAAACCGAACACAACGCCCAGCAACTTTATATTCAAACGCAATTGGGAAGCCGTTTGCGCCCGGTATTACTTTCATACGGTCGGGCCGAAGCTGATACAATTCACGCACGGTTCCGCCAATTGTAACACGCTCTTCATAACCATTGCCCGCTATTATGTAATAGCCGACCTTTGCCGCCATATAATCCGGTCCAGATTGCATTGGGTTAGGCCGCGCCAGTAGATCAAGGATTGGGTGCGCTTCCAATTCCTGCTTTCCGCGAAAGATGTTAAATTTCACCGAAGACGCAGCGTCCGCAATCTTGTTGATTGCAGCATATGCCGTCACGTTCTTGGCATAGCCTTCATCCGCAAAGGCTGCATAATCCCGCCCAGACCAAACGGGTTGACCGGGCGTCATAACCAGCGCTGCGCCTGTCTGGGATTGTTTAACCTCGGACCTGCCGAACAGCTTTGAAAATTTCATATGTCCACCACCATTGCTCGGATGAAGGTCTCATCCATCCGCTCGTCGTCATACCCAAGCGCAAACCCAAGCATCTGCATATCTTGACTGGTGCGCCGCCACGTCACCGAGTTGTCAACAACCTGCCGCAATGCCCAGCTATTTGGAAAGCTGTCAATGAATGCGTCGAGGCGGGCGATTTCAGCCTCCCCCAAAGCCAAACGGCCTTGCAAACGGGTGCAAACCATCTTGGCGCGCAACTCCTCTATTGCAATGGTCCTAACAACCCATTCACGCACCCACTCACCATCCACCTGCGTAAACGCCTCGGACAGTGTGGCGCGCTGATTGGCGTCAATGGTGGGGCGGTCCATAACGCGGAAGGGATAGACACCCTTCTCAGCCATCATCGCAAGGGTTATCTCCTCCGGGAAAGAAACTTGAGGATTGGCAGCTTTCAACCGCGCGATACTGTACTGATGGGGTTTGCCGTCTGTGATGCGCAAAAGGTTCATAATACTATCCTAAATTATATTCATGAACGCTGTCAGAGATGCCACCAATAACATACATTTTTAACCCGTCTGGTTTGAATGTTACGCTAGAGGGGCTACGCTCTTGCGATCCCACACTAAACGATTGCAGAAAGACAGCAGTTGATATGTCCCAAGCGGTTGAGAGGTCATATTCATGGACGCTGCGAGTACTGTTACCAATAACATACATCTTTAGTCCGTCTGGTTTGAATGTGACGCCTTGGGGACCTCCCTCTTTCGCCGCTACACTAAACGATTGGAGAAATACCGCAGTGGATATGTCCCAACCGGTTAAGAGGTCATATTCATGAACACTGTCAGAACTAAACCCAATAACATACATCTTTAGTCCGTCAGGCTTGAATGTTACGCCATACGGAATTGTCTCTTTCGCTGATACACTAAACGATTGGAGAAATACCGCAGTGGATATGTCCCAACCGGTTGAGAGGTTATATTCATGAACGCTGTCAGAGATGCCACCAATAACATACATCTTTAGTCCGTCTGGTTTGAATGTTACGTCAGTGGAGGCAGCATCTTTCGCCGCTACACTAAACGATTGTAGGAATACCGCAGTTGAGATGTCCCAAGCGGTTGAGAGGTCATATTCATGGACGCTGTCAGAACTGGTGCCAATAACATACATTTTTAGTCCGTCTGGTTTGAATGTTACGCCAGTGGAATTAGTATCTTTCGCTGCAACACTAAACGATTGGAGGAATACCGCAGTCGATATATCCCAACCGGTACTCACCTCTCCAACCCCGCCTGCCCCTCGGCTATGCCAACCCGCCAACATCAGGAACCATTTCCGACAAGCGCGCCGTAGAGAACGCTTGAAACTTTCCAGAGGCTTATGACCGTGAAGCCGGTTGTCGCCAGTGTCGGGGCTACCGCAGCGTTATTGACCCATGTCACGCTCGGCCATGTGATGGTGTACGCTGTACCGTCATTGACCATTATCAGGATGCTCTCCCCGTTCACAAGACTGTCTGTTGGGGTGCTGTTCCCTGATAACGTCCAAGTCTGGATTGTGCCGTTTGCAGGCTCAAGCGCGGGCGTTGTGCCGGTTAGGGCAAAGATGTCCTCGACGACCGATCCCGTCAGCGTTGGGTTGCTGATTGCGGGTGAAGTGAGAACATCTTCGCGCGCCATTGCCTGATACGTGCCAATCGTCTTTGCAACGGCCAATTTGTCTTCATCGGTTATGACATAAATCTGCCCGATCAAAAGACCATCAGCAGTGGCCAACGTATTTAGGTCAGCGCGGGTTCCGCGTTTGTGTTGAACGTCAGGCATTTAGAATGTTCCGCAGTCTACCGCACCGACGGCAAGCGTCACGAAAGCATCGCCAGCGTCTTTTGTCATAACCATTGACGTGTTCATTTGCAGAATGCCATCAGTGCCGTCTGTACCAAAAATGTATCCAGCAGTGCCACCGTCAACGACCGCAACCTTTTCATCTGAGGAACCAGCAGGGATATTCAACGCCGCCTTGAAGGCGTCAAATGTGATCTTCTTTTCTTTAACACCCGTCGCGCTGGCGTCGTGCATGATCAACAAATCAGCAGCACCAGTGACTGTGCCGATTGCGTTAAGGGCATCAATGGCTGGAACGACGGGAACCATTGTCGTTGCGTCGGTCGGAAAGTGTGCCGTTTGCCGGTCTGTTGTGACAAATATCTGACCGGGCAAAAGAGCCGACGATGGTAGGTTGGCAAAAAGTCCGCGTTTCTGCTGTACTGATGGCATGGTGTGATCCTTTATGATCTAATTGAAAGTTCCGAGGTCTAGCGCGCCGTTTACAAACAGCCCCGCCGCGCTTGTGGTTAAGAGATTGCCCTCCTGTGGGTCTATTGTAACTCCTGAACCCCCGCCGCCTGTAACCCACCCCGTATTGTAGTCTGTGTCGTTGATCTTAGCCAAGACCTGACCTGTGGTGCCGCCATCTGGAACGCCAACGCCAGGCGGCCCTTGCAGACCAACTGTCACGACCACAGGCGGCGCGTCTTGCTGCACAATTACGGCATTCATCGCGTGACCTCTTTGCTCAGGATTACGCTACCCTCAAGCCACCGAGCGGCACTGGTCGCACTGGTCACAAATTCCAGATCGTAAACGCCATCTGTCAGGATTGCGGCCGTTTCCGTTGCGGTCAGCGCCATAGTCACAACGCCAGTTGCGCCGCCGAATGTCAGCCGCCCGTTGGCAGTGGTCAGATCCATAATAATGTCAGAGGATGCCAGAGTCTGGCGAATCTGCATGCGCCCGGTCAGCCCCGTCAGATCGACAGGCGTTCCGCCCGCTGTTTGCAGGAATGTCACGACCTGCGAAAAGTCAGAGCCCTGGTAGATTTTCAGATCAACGCGCGCCGGAACAACTGTCATCATTTCACCATGCAGAAATGATAAGATTTTTACGTAGCATTGGAAAACTCCTGTGGCTTTGATGCGTTATAACATAACGCCTTGGATTGTGCTATAGCGCTCGCACGCGGGGTGCACCGACGGCTTTGATCATTGGGCCGATAGCGTAGCGTAGCGCGTCGATATAGTGGTTGTGCGCATCAACCACCGTCCGCAGAATGTCGCCCGTGTTCCGATCAACCTTGTAGCTGTAGAGCCTGAACTCGCGCGCGGTGTTTGGACAATCGGGATGGATCACCACCCTCTCGTAAGCCCGTATATGCCCGATGCCGTCTTCCACCGATCCGGGCCACTTATCCACGGCAATGATCTGCGGCAGCCCATGGCGGCGCAGATAGCTGATGCTCTCAGGCCGGGCGCTGTCTGCCCTTATCGTGTGCTGTTCGATGTCGGGGATGCTGGACGCCATGAATGTTGATGTGTCGTCCAATTCCAGCTTTACTTTGCCAGCCTCGCGCCTGACGTAAAGCGTGCGGCCCTTGATGTATGCCTGCACCGCCACGCTTGGGTCGTTTGCAAAGCCAAAGTCTAGCCCGTGATATGGCCCCTGCCAATCGG